TATCACAGGAAGTACATTGATAAAAATAGAATGTTCAGATCGAAACCTGTACATGATTGGAGTTCACACGCTTGCGATGCTATGAGGTATTTAGCAGTTGGACTACAAGAAATTAATACTAGACAATCAGCTCCACAAAGTGTAGCAGATAATGAATACAGGATTTTATAATTATGGGATTTCTTAAACCAAAAATGCCACCGCTGCCACCAGTTCAACCTTTGCCAGAACCGCCTAAAGCAGAAGTTTCACAAGCAGAAAAAGATGAAATTGCGGCAGAACAAAGAGCTATGGAAAGAAAACGAAAAGGCAGAAGATCAACAATATTAACTGGACCATTAGGTGTCGAAGAAGAAGCTGAAACAGAACAGAAAACTTTGTTAGGATCATAATGTTAGAAAAGATTAAAAAGATATTTAAAAAAAAACCAAAGGCAAAAGCAAAACCTAAAAAGGTTGAAGAAGTATTAGTATTATCAGAAGATAAAACTTTTGAAAACGAAGTTAAGAAACCAGAAGTAATAGAAGTAAAAGAAACTGTTTCTGAAACAAAAGCAGAAACTAAATCATCATTAACATTTGGAGAATAGTATGGGTGGAGCAGTAGCAAGAATAGTAAGACCAAGCAGACCAACTCCTGCACCAGCACCAGCACCTGCACCTACTCCTGTAGTTTCACCTACCGCACCAGAAGTATCACAGGCAACAGCAACAAGTATGGATGGTTATGATTCAAGAAAGACTAAAGCAAAAGGTAGATCAGCAACAATCATGACAAGTTCAAGAGGTGTTGAAGATGAAACATTAACTTTAGGTCGTAGAAGTTTATTAGGAAGATAATGGCAAAGACAGATTTAACCAAGGGATTGCTATCAAGATTTGATAGATTGCAAGGTCAAAGAGAAAACTGGGAAACCCATTGGCAAGAAGTTGCAGACTATATGCAACCAAGAAAAGCAGATGTAACTAAGCGAAGAGCTAGAGGTGATAAAAGAATGGAACAAGTATTTGATTCATCACCGATACAAGCAGTAGAACTTTTAGCTGCATCACTACATGGCATGCTAACAAACCCATCAACACCTTGGTTTACTTTAAGATTTAAAGATGAAGAAATTGATAATGAAGATGAAGCAAAACTTTGGTTAGAAGCATCTACAGATGCAATGTACACAGCATTTAATAGATCAAACTTTCAACAAGAAATATTTGAATTGTACCATGACTTAATTACATTTGGTACAGCAGCAATGTTTATTGAAGAAGATGATGATGATATTATAAAATTTTCAACAAGACATATTAATGAAGTTTTTATTGCAGAGAATGATAAAGGCAGAATAGATACAATATTTAGAAGATTTAAAATAAGTGCTAGAGCTGCAATGCAAAAGTTTGGTGATGCAACATCAACAGACATTAAAGGTATATTTAAAAAAGATCCATACCAAGAAGTAGAAATACTACACGCAGTTTATCCAAGATCAGATTTTAATCCAAAGAAAAAAGATAAATCTAATATGCCATTTGAATCTGTTTATTTAGAATTTAAAAATGCAAATGAATTATCT